CGCCTGGCGATCAGGTGCTTGTACTAGCTCAGGAGGGAGCGGCCGAGCACGGAGTTATAGTTGGCCGAGTTTTCTCGAGCCAGCAATCGCCTCCTGCTGCTCCAAGTGGCGAACTCTGGCTCGTCCATCAATCCGGCTCTTATCTGAAGCTATTAAATGATGGGACGGTGACAGTTGGCGGTGATTTGCACGTCAGTGGAGACGTCTATGATAGCAAAGGCAGTCTGTCCCGGTTGCGAGGCCATTATGACGCCCATACTCATGTTGACTCTCGCGGTGGCGTGACCACAACAAGCAGCGAACAGGATTAAGAATCAGATGTCTGACCTTGCGCACCAATGGGGTTCCGACCTGGAATTCGGGCCCACGGGTGATCTGGCCGTCCTCGGGGGATCGGCTCTTGGTCAGCAACGAGTTCTACGACGCCTTCTCACGAGCCCACTCGATTACATCTGGCAGCCTAGCTATGGCGCTGGCTTAGCCAGTTTCATCGGACGACCCGCGAATGCATTACGAATCCGCGCAACTATTCGCAGCCAGATATTCAAGGAGGCCACCGTGGCGCAGACTCCGGAGCCGGTCATTGAGGTAACTTTGTGCCCAGGAGGTGCGTCCGGAGATGTGTACGTTCATATTCTTTACGAGGACGCACAGACGGGTCAAACCCAGGTGTTGACGTTCTCCGTGGGTGATTGATCAATGCAGCTATCACTTCAATCCTTCACTAGTCTAGTCCAGCAGATGGCTGCAGCGGTGCAGGCCGCAGCAGCACCGCTTCTTGATCTTTCGATAGGCTCTACGCTCCGAGCAATACTAGAGGCAACCGCATCTATCGCGTTATGGATGCAGTGGCTGATCCTACAAGTCCTCCAGATGACACGAGCGGCGACAAGCAGCGGCCCTGATCTCGATAGCTGGATGGCCGATTTCTCCCTGAACAGACTCCCGGCGAGTCCAGCTTCCGGGGTGGTCACCTTTTCTCGCTTTAACACAAGTGTTCCCGCGACGATCCCGGTTGGCGCGCTCGTGCGAACCGCTGATGGCAGCCAGACATTCTTAGTTGTCGAGAACACCGCTGGCACGGGATGGAACCAGACGCAGAACGGTTACGTGATCGGCATAGGTGTCACCGCTCTCGATGCGCCGGTTGTAGCAGCAACCGCAGGGACCTGCGGCAATGTGCAGGCCGCTGCAATATCAGTCCTCGCGTCTGCGTTGGTCGGAATAGATAGTGTCTTGAACGCCGCCTCGTTTAGCAACGGCATTGACGCCGAGTCGGACTATGCTTTCCGGCTACGCTTTCAGACCTTCATGGCAAGCCTGTCGCGAGCAACTGTGGTGGCCGTGGGATACGCCGTTACCACCGTTCAGCAAGGGCTCAACTATACAATACAGGAGAATCAGGGGCCATCTGGGGCATTCCAACTCGGGAATTTCGTGATCGTCGTCGATGATGGATCTGGCTATCCGTCCAGCGCCCTCTTGGCCATGGTTCAGCAGTCGGTCGAAGCCGTTCGTCCAGTCGGATCAACATTTTGCGTTTTCGCACCAACAGTCACAGAAGTAAACGTCTCCCTGACTATCACCACCACGGATAACATCAACGTCACTCTACTTACACCAGCGATCGTCGGAGCAATAGACGGATATATCAACACCCTGCCGGTCGGAGCTCCACTTCCTGCGACCAGAATTGTGCAGCTTGCGTACTCGGCCAGTTCGAGCGTGACCAACGTGACAGGGATACTACTGAATGGCCAGCCTGCGGATGTCGTTACACCACCCTCTGGTGTGATCAAGGTTGGAACGGTGGTGGTAAGTTGATATGATAGGGGACCAGCGAGACATCCTGTACCGCCTTAAGCAGGTCTTACCGCTTCGGTGGTTTCCCGACAACACGCCGGTTCTCGACACACTACTTACCGGCATCGCATGGGCGTGGACCTGGGTATACGGCCTTCTACAATATGTTGTATTCCAGGCGCGAATTTCGACGGCTGAAGGCAGTTGGCTAGACCTGATCGCGATGGATTATTTCGGATCGAGTCTCGGTCGACGCGCCGGAGAGAACGACAGCGCATACCGGCTGAGAATTCAGTTGGAGCTTATTCGCCAAAGGGGAACCCGAAAATCTGTAATTTCATCACTGATCGACCAGACTGGTCGGCCACCCATAGTCTTCGAACCAGCCAATACTGCTGATACGGGAGGGTACGGAAGTATCAGCGGTGCCGGTGGAGGGTTCGCCTATGGCCTCGCGGGCGGCTGGGGAAATCTAAGCCTTCCTTTTCAGTTTTTCGTTACGGCCTATCGACCGGCGGAGGGGGGCATCAGATCTGTATCGGGTTGGGGATGTGATGTCGGGGGATATGGCGACGGGTCGGTGGAATACGCTACACTTTCCATGGTGCAGGGGCAGGTTACGGACAACGATATCTGCGCCTCGATCGTAGAAGTTCTTCCGGTTGGCGTCATAGCTTGGACCCGGATAATCAGCTAGTGTTTCTATTTAAGCCACGAGGATCATATGGATCGTAATTTAGTTTACCCTGGAAGCATCCCGCTCGACACCGACCTTCTAGCTGTCAATCGTAACACTATGATCGCGTTGGGCTATTTGGCCCAGATAGTGCTGGGCATCGACCCCGTTGTGGATGGGCTTGCCTGCGTACCCACGTCCCCGCCTTCAATGACTATAACGGTGGGTCCGGGTACGATGTCACAACTTTCAGTCATCGACATGCTCCCGTATGGTTCGTTGCCCGCGGACACAATCGATCCTCTGCTTAAGCTTGGCGTTAACATAGCGCCCTCAACCTTTGCGCTCACCGCTCCGACGACGTCAGGCCAAGCTGTGAATTACCTGATCGAAGCGACCTTCCAGGAAAGCGATGTCAATCCGATAGTGTTGCCATACTATAATGCGGCACAGCCATCGCAGCCTTACAGTGGTCCGGCTAACTCTGCTGTTCCCCAAAATACCCTACGCACTCAATCTGTTGAATTACAAGTGAAGTGTGGTGCGCCTGCCATATCCGGAACCCAGTCTACCCCGCCCGTCGACAACGGCTGGACCGGACTATATGTGATTACAGTCCCTTACGGCAAGACGTCTATTATGAATTCAGATATCCTGACACTGCCGACAGCCCCCTTCCTGGCATGGAAGCTGCCCTGGCTGCGTCCGGGCTTCGGCTCAGGGATTCAAAGCTACACTGCATCCGGAACCTTTATCGTTCCCGCAGGCGTTTCCCAGGTGGAGGTGGAAGTCTGGGGGGGAGGATCCGGAAGCTACGCATCCGTCTCCGGACCACAGACTGGTAACGCTTCAGGCGGCGGATCGGGCGGAGGCTATGGTCGAAAGCGGATTGCCGGTCTAACTCCAGGCCAGTCCATTGGCGTAATTGTCGGTGCTGGCGGAAACTACGGAGCGGCAGGTGGCGGCGCAAGCTCCGGCGGCACATCGAGCTTTGGTCCTTATGTGAGCGCCACTGGGGGCTGCCTGAATGGTCTTGCAAGTGCAGCGAACCCGCAAAATGGCGGTACGCCTGCGGGCACGGGAGTCGGAGGAGACGTCAATCTTACGGGATCTGCTGGCCAAGCGGCCGTGCTGACTCAGGGAGGTATGGGCGGGGCCGCCCCAATGGGTGGTAGCCAGAACAGCGGTACGACGGGCGTTGCTGGCGCGTTCCCTGGCGGAGGTGCCGCTGGGGCCGGAACGGGCGCCAATGGTAATACGCCATATAACGGCGGGGCTGGTGCGCCTGGTCTGGTAGTTGTGAGGTGGTGACATGCGAACCTAGGCGCGGATTCAGGACGGATGGGTGGTGGAGTTGGTGACCACCAACCTGGAGATTTCGGCCCTGTGCCAGCCAGCTTTGGCATGGGTTGACGCGTCGTCTGTGGTAGGCATCTCCCAAGGATGGACCCATGATGGCATTGCTTTCTCTCAGGAAGGCATTCCTGGGGTCGTGCCGCTGGTGTTGTCTAACCCATCTTATTCACCGCATAGCAGGGATTCGCTGACGGGCATGGTACAACCGCCTGGAATCGCGTAGAGATTGGGTGCTGACGCCAACCCCGGTACCCGGACAGAAACTGCCATGCCCGCCAATGACGATGATACGCTTCTCCCATTCTCCTTGCCAAGTATTTGCCAGAAGAAGGTCACCGCCGCATTCGACGGCGGCCTGATCAGTTCCGACGGCGGTGTTCTACTGCTGGCCGGTGCCGACAAGCGGCTTGGTCTGATCGATACTTTGGCCGCGATCGTCCCCGACCATCGCGATCCCGATCTGATCACGCACACGATGGCGGACATTCTGCGTGCCCGCGTCTTCGCCATCGCCTGCGGCTATCCGGATGCCGACGATCTGGATGATCTGCGCAAAGACCCTGCCTTCAAACTGGCCTGTGGACGTCTACCAGAGAGTGGCGATGACCTGGCCTCGCAACCTACAATGTCACGTTGGGAGAATGCCCCCGATCTGCGCACCCTGATCCGGTTGACACATTCCCTGGTGGACCTGTGGTGCAAGAGTTATAAGCGTGCACCAAAGACGATCACGCTTGATATCGACGACACCGCCGACACCGTGCATGGCCACCAGCAATTGTCGCTGTTCAATGCGCATTATGACGAACGGTGCTTCCTGCCGATCCATATATATGACGCAGACACCGGCCATTGCGTGCTCACCATTCTGCGACCGGGCAAAACGCCGGATGGCAAGGAGGTGCGCGCCCATCTACGCCGGCTGGTGCGGCGCATCCGTCTGCACTGGCCGCACACGCGCATCACGATTCGAGGCGACAGCCACTATGGCCGGCGTGAAGCGATGGAGTGGTGCGAGAAGAACGGTGTCCGCTACATCTTCGGCCTGTCATCCAACACGGTTCTGGCTGCTCAGGTCTTCACCAAGACCGACGATGTGTGCGTCCGGCGTGCGCGAGCCAACCTGGATGTGGTGCGCGACTACATCGAGACGCGCTATGCCGCCAAATCCTGGTCGCA